GAACAATAGTCATATTAAAGTAAGATGTAAATCTTTTATAGGTAAAATGGTTAATCAAAAATGTTTACATTTAGAATCTTTACAAATAATAAAACATGTTAAAATAAAATCAGATATTAATTGGGAGACAAAATGAATAAAACATTATACAAAAGACTAGAAGATATATGTGCTAGAGAATATGTCATTAATAAATTAACTGAAGATAAGTTTAGAACATTTGTTGACTTTCTTTATGATGACATAAGAACGTGGGACAATCCTACAGAAGTATCAGATAATGATGTGATGTATAGGATAGAAGAGCATCTAAGCCACATGGTTGCACGTATACTAACCAATACACACACAGGTACTACTCATGACTAACAAGCTCTTAGAAAGCCTTAGAAAAAAATTAGATAAAACACTTGACAACATAAATGAAAAGTCTAAAATACTTAAAAAGCTTAAACAAAATAATAAAATAATTATTGATAAAGATATTAAAGATAATATTCCTAATCATTTAAAAGGTTTAAGTAAACAACAAATAAAAAGTTTGAAAAAACTTTATAAATAATAATAATAATAGAGGGAAAATAAATATGAAAACAAAAATATTAAAAAACAAAGTAACTATTGAAATGAGTAAAGATGAACATAAAGAGATGATGTTAAAACTTAATTCACTTGATAGTATGATAAATACTACTATTGAAATGCAAGATGTTTATCTATCAGACATTGGTAAACTTCAAAACTTAAGATGGAGTTTGCAAGAGATGTTAGATGCTACATGGGATGTGCAAAACTATAGCTACATTCCAAGGAGAGGTTAATAATATGAAAATGTTTTTAATAAAATTACTAACAACATTAGCAGTATTCTTGACAATGTATATTAGTATTGTAATTGTTAATGATGATACTGTAGAAAATACTGATGAGATAATAACCTTGAACAGGAAGGTACAGTCTTTAGAAGAAACTTTACAAGCTGTTAAACAACAACAAGAGTATCTACAAATTATGCACAAAGGATTGAGAGATGCTTTGAATAACAGAACTGTAGAAGTTGATAGGTTAGTAGAACAAGCTGTTGATGATAAGTTCAATGAGCAGTCTGCTACTGGTGGACTAGGTGTTCTTACAGGAGAACAAGTAATAGAAGAGGTAGTAGAATGAGTCATGATGATTTAGTAAACTTTGCAATCTTAGGTATGTTGGTATCAGTTCTGGTACTTAACATATTACTTGGATGATGAAAGAGAATTGTGTGCTAACTCCAATGAGCAAGGAAGAGTTTAGGTGTTGGGAAAGTTATATTGTTCAGTACAATTACGACAATCCTAAAGACCAGATAGCTTACGAGGTCAGTTGGAAAGATGAAATATATAGTGTAACTTTATTAGACTTAAAGGTTGACAGAGAGGTTCAAGTCTAATACAATAGTTACTTATTTAAGGTATGTCCCAAGGTGTAGCCCTCAACTAACCTTCCTTAACCTAAAGACATACGAGTAATCGTGCTAGTTACTGGTCTAGTGCCTCTAAAACCAGACTAAGTTTTAAAGTTTAGTGTAAGATGAGCCTACTATAAAATCCTTAAAGGTGGTCGTAGACTGAAGGTTGGAATGAGTGCTAGAAACCATCGTCCATCACACTAATGTAAATCCTAGAGTTGGTAAGGAGAAAGCTACCCTTACTGTATCGATAGGCTTACGGACTGCTAGGTAGCGTAGTCATATCTATAAAGGAAAGCATTATAGATAGTGCTAGGTATCACTTTAAAGTGCCTACTTTTAACCGGAGGGCTTATGAAATTATCAGAATGGGTGAGCAAGTTTGACTTACCTTTTATGTTTGAATTTAAATCAAAAGAATTAGACAAGACTATCAAGTGGTCATACACAGACGAGTGCCAAGAGAAACAGTTCTGGGAAACTTGGATACCTAAGAAGTCTGATATTAAAATCAGAAGTAAACTACCCAAAGGAAAACTACAAGCAGTAAAGAACGAATTGTGGGAAGACTTATCGGAAGACTTACAGATATTAAAAGATAGATTAAACGAAAGAAGAAGACAGAAAAGACTAGACAAGTCTTCTTAAATATGATAGACTCATGACACTTAATACTAAAAACTAAACCAACGGAGGTAAATATATGTATGAGTATGTAGAAGGAAAAGCTATGTGGGCTAACGTCAGCACACCGAACACTAAGTTCGAGCCACATAAGTATGGAATTGTTGTGTTGACTGATGAAGATACTGCTACCAGATTAGAAAGTGCAGGTTTATCAAGGGTAAGAACCAGAGATGGTCAAGCCAAGTATGATGAACCGGCTTTCTCATTTAGTAGGAAAGTAGAAAGGCATGACGGGACTACCAATCCGGCACCTAAATTAGTTGACAGTGATGGCAACGCTTTAGATGTTAGCTTGGGTAACGGTTCAGAAGTGACTGTGAAGATTAAACCTTACACAGGAAAGTACGGTACGTTTGCAGAGTTAATAGCTGTGAAGGTTACTAATTTAATTGAATACACTGAACCAAGTTCAGATAACGAGGAGTTTTAATATGATTATTACTATTAAGAATGAAGACGGTGAAGCAGTCTATGATGTTTCAAAGATTGAGAACGAAGAAAGCAAGGCTAACGCTAACGTTACTATCAGTAAGATAGGCACGTTGAATGTGTTGGTTGAAGCTTTAAACTTTGCTTCACAAGGACATCAAAGTAATCTCGAAGCTGTATTAAAGGACAGCCCAGAGGCAGTAGTAGAACAAGAAGAAGTTGTAGACTCAGAAGACGAGTCTTAATTCATAGTGAGGGCTAACATGGATAAAACTTGGGATAAGTTACATCAACCTTGTCCGCTTTGCGAGAGCAGTGATGCTGTAGGAATCAACGAAGATGACTCAGCAAAATGCTTTAGCTGTGGAGAGTTTATGCCTAGCTATACTAAAGCATGTGGAGGAAAGGATATGCAATCAACAACAACAATAACGCAGACTAAACAGCCTGATGTGGTAGGTGAAGGAAAGTTTTCAGCCCTAACGGACAGAAAGATTTCTATGGCTACTGCTCAGAAGTACGGAGTGAAATGTGTACATGACTTACAAGGTAATGTAGTTAAACATTTCTATCCTTACTACAATGGGCATGAGCTATCAGCTACCAAGGTTCGTAACGTAAAGGACAAAGACTTCTTTGTATCTGGAAGTTACAACGACACAGGTTTGTTTGGTCAGCAACTTTTCAAAAGCGGTAAGTACGTTACCGTTACTGAAGGCGAGTGTGATGCTATGGCTACTTATGAACTCTTAGGTTCTAAGTGGGCTGTAGTATCTATCAAGCGTGGTGCTAACGGTGCAGTAAGAGATATCAAGGAAAGCTTAGAGTTCTTTGATGACTTTGAAAACGTTATCATTGCATTTGACAAAGACAAAGCCGGACAAGAAGCTAGTATAAAAGTTGCTAGACTTTTCAAACCCGGAAAAGCTCGTATCGTTACACTTCCTAACGGTTGGAAAGACCCTAACGATATGCTAAGAAACAACAAGCATAAAGAGTTTGTTGAATCTTGGTGGGCTTCTAAAGTTTATACTCCATCTGGTGTTATAAATGTATCGGAGCAACGTGAGAAGTTTCACAATCGTGAGAAGAAACAAAGTGTACCTTATCCTTACGAAGGACTGAACAAGAAATTGTACGGTCTTAGACAAGGAGAACTGGTCACACTTACAGGTGGTACAGGGCTTGGTAAGTCCAGTGTAACAAGAGAACTTGAACATCATCTCATTAAAAGCACTAACGATAACGTAGGTATCATAGCATTAGAAGAAGATTGGAGACGTACCATTGACGGTATCTTATCCATTGAAGCTAACGCTAGACTTTACGTTGACCAAGAACGTGAGAAGTTTTCTAAAGAAGAATTGGATAAAATGTTTGACATGCTTTATGATGGTGAGAATCGTAATAGAGTATGGGTACACTCCCACTTTGGTACCAATGACATTGACGATATCTTTACTAAGCTTCGCTTTATGATTATTGGATGTGACTGTAAGTGGGTGGTCGTTGACCATCTACATATGCTAGTCAGTGCAGTGCATGAAGGAGATGAAAGGAGAGCAATTGATACTATCATGACTAGGCTGAGAAGTTTAGTAGAAGAAACAGGTGCCGGAATTATTTTGGTTTCCCACTTGAGACGTGTTGATGGTAACAAGGGACATGAGAACGGGATAGAAGTATCTCTCTCTCATCTTAGAGGTTCTAATAGTATTGGACAACTTAGTGATTGTGTGATAGCATTAGAACGTAACCAACAGTCAGATGACCCCGAAGAAGCTAGGACAACTAGGTTAAGAATTCTTAAATCTAGATACACTGGTGACGTAGGTATGGCATGTAGAGTAATCTATGATGCTGAAACTGGCAGACTATCTGAACTAACAGATGAGGACATAACCTTTGATGCAAGTTTGGATGAGGCATTTTAATGGACTTAGTATTTGACATAGAAACAGATGACTTAAAAGCAACTCTGGTACACTGTATCGTTGCTCAAGACATGGACACTGGAGAGATATTTAAATTCCCACCAGATAAATTGTCTGAAGGTTATGAACTGTTGACTAAAGCAGATACTTTAATAGGACATAACATCATCGGATTTGACATACCTATGGTAGAGAAGTTCGGTGGTGTTGACTTGTCACACATACCAGTCATTGATACTCTTGTATTATCAAGACTGTTTAATCCTAACAGAGAAGGCGGACATAGCCTTGAGAAGTGGGGATATAAATTAGGTTATCATAAGATAGATTTCTCAGACTATCTTAACTACTCTAAAGAGATGTTGGACTATTGTGTTAGAGATGTACAACTCAACGCTGTAGTGTTAAAGAAACTTAGAGAGGAGAGTAAAGGATTCTCTAAGCAGTGTATAGCTATTGAACAAGGTGTAGCTAGGATAATGAAACAACAAGAAGTAAATGGTTTCAAGTTTGATTTACAATCAGCACTGTTATTACTTGCTGAACTTAGAGAAAAGAAACAAGCCATTGAAGATGAAGTTCATAATACATTTAAACCTAAATGGGTAGATGATAAATTAGTTAATCCTTACATCAAGAAAGACGGAGACTTATCTAAGCGTGGGCTTACAGATGATGAGTACAAGAGATGTATAGATACAAATAATTTTGAACCTTTTATGAGACAAACACTACAAGTCTTTAATCTTGGTAGTCGTAAACAGATAGGAGAATATCTTATTGATTTTGGTTGGAAGCCTGAAAGGTTTACACCTACTGGTCAACCTATAGTAGATGAGAAAACTCTATCAGCAATCACACACATACACGAAGCTAAACTTATAGCAGACTTCTTACTACTTCAAAAGCGTATAGCTCAAGTTGATTCTTGGGTTGAAGGAGTACAAGAGGACGGTAGAGTACATGGCTTTGTAATACCTAACGGTGCTATCACAGGAAGAATGACACACAGGAATCCTAACATGGCACAAGTACCGGCAATCTATAGTCCTTATGGAAAGGAATGTAGAGCTTGTTGGACTGTAGAAGAAGGTAATGTTTTAATCGGAGTTGATGCTTCTGGTCTTGAGATTAGAATGTTAGCTCATTATATGAATGACGAGGAG